GTCCCCTCCAGGTCAACATTCGACGTGTTCAAAACAACCTCCTCGAATAAATCTGTGACATCGGAACCCATCAAAGAATAGCGCTCAATGCAGAAAGCAGTGAAATCCATATCAGAAAGACAGTTTTCAAAAGGAACAACTATCTTTTTGGTAATATTATGCAAAGTCACTCCTGCTGCTTTGGCGTTCCAAGTGAGCCCGACATCAACATCAATCTGCTTCTGTTTCTCAGCGGACACAAAAGCAAATTCATATTTGAATCGTTCAAGGAAGATGTTTCGAATGGTTGGAAAGTAACGGAATTCATAGGCGTAACCAACGGACTTGCCAGCCATGTACTCGTGGTCAGAAACAGCTTGGTTCTTGTTCGCTCGCATGTTGAACCTGCCAAGAGCTTTACCCAAAATGGGGACCGTAAGGTGCTTACTCTCAGCGGGAACAAAAAACTTGCTCAAAAACGTTGCTGTCCATAACCTGGCGTGCCGAATGACTTTGGCTTCCATCAAAGCCTCGCTTGCAATGGAAGTGTAAATCTTTTCGACATAACGGCACTTGCCAGTGACACGAGCTAGCATGTCGTCGCCCAACGCCATCGCTACTACTGATTGCGGCTTCAATTCTATCATTGCAGCGTGCAAAATTGTCAAGTTCCACCAGGTGTTACGGAACGTAGTGTCCGTAGCACCTGTGGGCAACTGGTTTTGAAGCTTTGCTGTAATGCCGTGCTTGGAATTTTTAACTTTGAAAGTGTTTGTGCGCAAGTGCAGCCGCACAAACCACTCCGGGCATCCCAAGACGCGCATAAGCGCAACCTCAATCAGTTGGACATCTGCACACTGAAATTTGTCGTTCGAACTGAAGTCGCATTCGACCCAAAAATCATTGTCGTGTTTCCTTTCGAGATGATGAGTGTACTCGCAAGGTGTTTTTCGGTAACTGGTATGGTATTGGTACTTCTTCTGGTGCTCCTTCATGCCTTCAAGGCAATGATCCAGACGTCTCATGAGCTCATTAAAAATGGGCCCAGAAATTGCGTTGTAGACGTCAGTTCCCTTGAATATGACACGAGGGGCCCAGTTGGGCTTATGGGTGACAAGAAGAGCCTCAACCTTGACAAAAATGTCTTTGCCTGTGTAATCCTGCAAAGTCACGTTGCACAAATCGTTGAGAGCCCTAGTCATCCTAGCTTGCTTTTCAGTACCAAATTTCGCCAGCCACGCCTTGTAGAGATGGTCCGTCCATTCGAACGGGACAAGGGGCTTCGGGCAAACAAGTTTCGTCAGTTCCTGGGCTGCG